TCAACAAGGCTAACGCACTTCATGATGCACAAATCTCTCACACCGCATATCGTGGCGTGAAGTTTGAGTGCAAGCATGGCGTTGCTGACGAAGTACATGGTACTTTCTGCTATCGCGGTCACACTTACAACAAGTGATATGGAGTACCGCTATCATTCAGACGATTTAGATAGCGACAACAGACCACCTGCCTGCTATCAACTAACATATAGGGGATGCAGGTATTGGTCCTGTTATAAGATTCATCTGCGAGAATATTTTGAGCAGTTGCTTTCTTATCAACCCATTTATAATCAAAGACGCTAAAAGTGATCCCCGCTACATATAGTAGTCGGGGATTTTTTTATGGAAAAAAGACGCCTCAAAGAATTGGTTCAGGAGTTAGAGGAACTTTTGGCGGAACTTAAAGTAGAAGTTTACGCCGACAAAGATTCTTACCTTGACAAATCTGATTACCCATATTATAGTAGCGATGACGATGACGGATACCCAGATTGATTATGAAAACCCCTGGTTGTTTAATGGTAAACCGTTCTCTTCTGAAGACATTGGGGAACATTATGGTTTTGTCTACTGTATCACTAACGTCCTTTCTGGTCGGCGCTATATTGGTCGAAAGTATTTCTGGTCGCTACGAAAGCCTAGAGGTAAAAGTAGGAGAGTTAGAAGTGAAAGCGACTGGAAGAGATACTACGGCAGCTGTGATGAGCTTAATGCTGAGCGCAAAGAGGTGGGGAACTATGCCTTTAAGCGAGAGATACTGAGTATCCACACAAAGAAAAGTTTGTGTAATTATGAAGAGACCAGACAACTATTCATAAATAATGTATTGAGTGAAAGTTTGAATGGAGAACCTGCGTTCTACAATTCAAACATTCTTGGTAGATACATGAGGAAAGACTACTATGGACAAGGCACCACCACAGATCCGAGCGATGTGTGACGATTTGATTCAATGGGTCGGTGACCAATGCGAAGAACTCATACACCAAGAGCGACAGGATGATATGTTTGCACTTTATATGGAATGGGCAGAATGGATAGAAGCACCAGAAACCACGCCAGTTGTCGTACTGGAACAGCAACCCCCTAAGGACCCTTGACATAGTGCCACTGGTCCTGTTATACTTACAGAGTTCAAGAGGACAGGACCATGACCGAGACCAAAGTCAAGAGCGATTCCGTAGACTTTATCGATCTGATCCACACCCTTGTGTCGGAAGGACAGATTGAAGAAGCAACTGAGTTGTATGCTAACGTTAAAGACAGCTTAGACCTTTCCAATTCTGTCTTTATTGAGTATTAATTTACTCGTTTTCTGTTTCAGTAGCTCAGTTGGATAGAGCAACTGCCTTCTAAGCAGTCGGTCGTAGGTTCGAGTCCTACCTGAAACGCCTCGGGAGATTAGCTCAGCGGTAGAGCACCTCGTTTACACCGAGATTGTCACAAGTTCGATCCTTGTATCTCCCATATGAAAAAATCTGACGTTGACTACCTTTATAACTGGGCATGTGAAACTGAGTTTCCAATCAGGAGAGCACCCACCGCAGTTGGATATTCCAACAAGGACATATATTTTTGCTGGTTAAAGGGCACAAGAAGAAATTGTGATGTACGCAGAAATTTCATTGATGATCCCAAAGTTATTGAGATCCTAGAATCAGAGGAAGTATTACTGGCAACTGTTGCTGTATTCTCACCAGGAACAGACCTTGGACCACATAAAGATCCACCAGTGTACGACAGACCATACAGACGGATACAAGTTCCACTGTACGTTCATCCCACCGACTGTTATATGATCTGGAAAGGTCAGAAAGTTTATTGGCAAAGTGGAGAACCTCAAATTTACGATGTACAAGACCACGTTCACGAAGGATACAATCATTCAGACGACGATATGATTTTTATGTTCATAGATATCGAGAAGAGAGATGACAACAGTACGCTGCAAGAGATGTAACACAACACTTACATCAAAACATGACTACGATTTTCAAACATGCACCTGTGAAAATAGAACCCATGTAAGGGGAACTATCATCGGTGCTTTTGATCTAAGTTTAGTCGAACAAATTGGTAACCCCAAACCCAAGAGCGATCTTGGCATTGGTAAAGAAGCACAGAAGAAAAGAACTACTAGATTAAGTGACGTTGACTTTAGATGAACGACGTAATTTCTTATCCTCCTATCATTGATACTTGGTCAGCACACATGCTGCTCAGGGAGATCAAGATGTTTGATCCTCTCCCTGGCAACATGTGGATTGGTATACATGATGAACCAGAGAACACCATTGAGAAATACATTCTAGATTCCTTTGACATGTATTTGTCCAAGGAGTATCCTACTGCAGTGGGATTGGAGTGGTGGTTCCACATCTTCAAAGAGAGTGATAAGATGTTAGCGTTTCATTCTGATCATGATGAGATGATCAGGAGAGAGACTGGAGAGATGAAGTTCCCTCTTCGCTCTACAGTTACTTACATCAACTCAGAAAATCTTAGTCCGACTATTCTTTTAGATTCCAAATGCAAGGGAGAGCATGAAAAGAATGTGTCTCCCTTCCCACCAACGAAGTGTTACTTCTCTCTTCCAGAAGAAGGTAAGTTCATTACATTCAATCCTCGTTGTATTCATGGTGTCCTTCCAGAAAGTCAGGGTCGTATTACCCTGATGTATAATGCCTGGGACTATCGTCCCGATGCATTGAATAGAATTGGACATGGAACTCACATCAGTAACTGTAGATTTACCGTTGAATCTGGTGCAGTTCCTACTCATTGGTTGGGAGACACCTTCAGGATTGATGTTGACTGTCTTGAGCAACGCCTCTCTATGAAAGGACCTAAGGGTGCCAACAACGAAGGTGATACATGGGTTGTGGATCAGTAATACATATGGTATAATAAACACATCGGGGCGTAGCTCAGTTTGGTAGAGCACTCGCTTTGGGAGCGAGAAGTCGTAGGTTCAAATCCTATCGCCCCGATTCCTCATATGAAAAAATGTATGGAAATTATTGAAGTCACTGAAGCAGAGGCAGAAGAGCGCCTTGAAGAGATGGTAGACAGTTGTGAAACTGGTCAGGTCTACGCCATTGTCAGACCAGATGGTACTAAGATAATGATGGTTCCAGCAGACCCCTCTCTCATTCCAGATGATTATGCCGATCTCTACTACAACCACGACGACGCCTGCTAAGGTTCAAGTTTTCCTTGAGCGGTTTCCCTATCGGTTTGTCACCGTAGGAATCATTGATCTCAATGGTATGCCTGACTATCGTATCCAGAAGTGGAACGAGTGGTCCAAGCGTTACAATGACATGTATCTCTGCGACAATGGTATGCAGTTCGAGATTGCCATGGAAGATCCCGAGTATGCCAAGTGGTTGGATCCCGATCCTGAGGTCGGTGCTTACCGTCATTACAACTAAATAACTAAAAAGCTTAAGTACATGGACTGGCACCCTCACATTGTTGTGAAAGTAGAGAGTGATTGTTGCACTCCAACATCAACCACTGCTTTGAAAACCTTTCACTTAGGATTTCCAAACAAGAAAGCAACCGTACATTTCATCGGTAGTTCTGTTGTTGCTGAAAGGTACATCAAAGATTGGTGTGCCAAAGGTGGTCACAAGATGATCAAGTATCCATCGACCACTAGACAGTCTCAGGTCCATTACAAACTGATCAAGAACAGTAGAGTTCCCCTGGTCCTTCTTAGGGGAAGTGCTGTATTCTATAATGATCTTTCTGGATATACCACCACCAAGTTGTTTGCTGGATGGACACTGCCAAAGAGATACACTCTGAGAGGTGACACCAACAGAATCAATCTTGGTGGTATTGATAAGACTGTGATGTTTGTTGCAGATCCTATCAAGGTTAACGCAAAGGTAGACGAACTTTCTAAGTATTGGAACGCGAAGGAAGTCAATCCAGAATCTAAGCACGTTAAGAAGTGGGATGCTCAGTGGGCAATCATTGATGGTAAGATCTATCAGCAAGAGTCTGGAGTTCTAAATCTTCTTTATGCATGGGACAAGTCTCTTGCATCCACGTTTAGTTCTACAACTACTGACAAGTACGAGACCGTATTTGGTGGTAATAATTACCCAGATATGATAGAATGGATGGAGAAGAACGGCGAAGACACTTCACACGTTATGAAGTATATCAACGCTGCTCTCAACGAGGACTGGGATACTATCAAGGGTGCCAAGAAAACATTCCTTGAGAATCTTAAGGACACTCTCGTCTCGGAATGACGTAAAAAGTGCCCTGGTGGAGTCATCCCTAATATGCTCGTGATGGAGACACGTTAAAAACCCTGGTCGGGATGGGTTTCGACCCCTCGGGTTTCCTTGTTCCTAAAACAAGGTGGTGCGGATGGGATCTCTCTCCCGCCTGGTTTCTTGCTTCCAGACAAAGAGCAAGTGGCGAGCCTGGAACCCTAAATAGAGGAGCCTAGGCTCCTCTATTTTTATGTCTGAAGAAGTAAAAGAACCTCTGAAAGAGGAAGAGAAAAAGAAAGGTCCATTTGCTAAACTAAAGGATGCTGCTACTGATCATGAAGGTCAGTTAGAAGCGATCAGCACAATGGTTAGACTTGGTATCCTTATCTGGTCTGGTGGTATTCTTACCCT